ACATACACACATACAAACGTAGGTACTGGAACAAACCAAGCTATATCAGGATTAAGCCATCAGCTTCAGCATAGACATAATGGTACACTGACGGCGGCTATCGGTTCTGGTATTTGGACATCTGGAAACGTAACGGCTTATTCCGATATTGCTGTTAAAACTAATCTTGTAAAAATACCAAATGCTTTAGAAAAAGTATGCTCTATCAATGGTTATACATATGAAAGAACTGACTATATTAAAGATTTAGAAGATCCTGAAGCTCCAGATGTATTAAGACAAGCTGGTGTAGTTGCTCAGGAAGTTGAAAAGATATTACCTGAAGTAGTTAGTGGTAAAGATGGTAATAAAGCAGTTGCTTATGGTAATATGGTTGCACTTATGATTGAAGCAATTAAAGAACTTAAAGCCGAAGTTGATGAATTAAAGACTCAACTGAAAAATAAATAGATATAAATAGATATAGAGTTATTAACTCAAACTTAAAATTTAAACCAGGAGATAAAAATGTCAGTAACATATGAATTATTAGAAGAATTTACAGGAACCCGAACAAATGAAATGCCTGATCCAGATAATGAAGGCGAGACTATAACATCAACTGTTGATGTTAGAGATATTCAAGTTAGATTTACTTGTTCAGATACCAGCTGTACTCATGAGCGTTCTGTTAACGTATGCTATGATGCTGAAGGTGCTTATGACGCAGATGCTACTGCAGTACGTATTACTGAAGTTAGTGCGGGTGTCGCACACAAAATCGCAGTTGGTGTAATTAGCTAATTAAGGAATTTAAAAATGGCAAAACCTAATTCAAGACAAACATTAATAGAATACTGCTTAAGATCTTTAGGCGCACCTGTTGTTGAGATTAATGTTGACGACGATCAGGTTGAAGATAGAGTCGATGAAGCTTTACAGTTTTATCAACATTATCACGCCGATTCCATCGAAAAGGTATTTCTAAAACACCAAGTAACAACTGCTGATATTACTAATGGGTATATTACTATACCTGATTTAGTAACTGATGTCGTTCGTATATTTCCATTAAGAAATAGAAACAGTTCTGATAGTATGTTTGATGTTAAATATCAAATGCACATAAACGATGTTCATTCTCTTGGATATATGGGATCATTAGTAGAATACAGCATGGCACAACAATGGTTAGCGCTTGTAGATATGATTATGGATTCTGACGATAAACACGTTAGTTTTGATAGACATAAAAATCAGTTAAGAGTCGACATGGATTGGTCCAAAGAAGTTGTAGTTGATGACTATATTATTGTTGAATGCTATAGAATATTAGATCCAGAAACTTACACCGATGTTTATAATGACTATTTTTTAAAGCGATATGTAACAGCTTTAATTAAACAGCAGTGGGGTGTTAACCTATCCAAATTTGAGGGTATGGTAATGCCAGGTGGAGTAACCTTTAATGGTCGTCAGATTTTAGAAGACGCCAAAGAAGAAATCGAAAAATTAAATGAAGAAGTCAGATTAAACTGGGAACAACCAGTTGACTTCTATACGGGGTAATAAATGCCTAGAAGTGTATATTTCTCGCAGTCAGTGGCATCAGAGCAGTCGGTCTACGAAGATCTAATAATAGAATCTCTTAAAATATATGGACAAGACGTCTATTATATTCCAAGAACTATGGTTGATAGAGATACAATCTTAGGTGAAGATAGAGCTTCTAAGTTTGCTGATGCATATATGATTGAAGCTTACATTGAAAATCCTGAAGGATTCGATGGGTCTGGCGATCTATACCAAAAGTTTGGTCTTGAAATAAGAGATGAAGCTACGTTTATTATTGCTCGTAAGCAATGGAATAACTTAGTTGGTATATGGAATAACGACGTACAATCAGAAAGACCTACGGAAGGAGATCTTATATATCTCCCAATGACTAATAAGTTTTTTGAAATATCGTTTGTTGAACATGAGCAACCATTCTATCAATTATCTAAATTACCAGTGTATAAACTTAATTGTAGTCTCTTTGAATACAATGATGAAGATTTTGATACTGGTGTTGATTCTATTGATGTTACAGAAATTAAGAACGCATATCAAATTCCAATTACTGTAAGTTTAACTGGTGGTAATCACTTTGATGTTGGAGAATTAGTAACTCAAGTTATTACAACTGATCCTGCTGTAAGCGTGTATGGAACTATACAAACCTTAACTAAAACTTCAGATATACTTGCGACAATAAGTGTTTCTAATATTGGTGTAACTGGTTCAACAGAGGCTAAGGACTTTATTATATCTCCCACACTCGGTTTGACTGGAAGTAAATCTACAAACACTTGTTTTATTACAGCAATAGATGATGTTGCTGATAATACATCGTTCCCAAGCGATGGTGGCGCAAGCAATAACGCATTTGAATTAGAAGCTGATGGATTTTTAGACTTTACTGAAAATAATCCATTCGGTGATCCATCGGAGACTAACTAATGTTTGGTAATCATTTTTATCATGCGACTATGCGAAAAGCTGTTGCAGTTTTTGGAACCTTATTTAATGACATTAGTGTTATTAGACAAGATGGTAGTGGTAATGTCCTTAACCAAGTTAAAGTTCCTTTAGCTTATGGACCTAAACAAAAGTTTTTAGCCAGATTAGATCAAAATACTAATAGTGATGCTTCAATGGCTATTAAACTACCTAGGATGGCATTTGAAATTACATCTTTAGATATAGATTCAACGACTAAGCTTGGCAAAAGAAATGTTATTAGTGAAAATCATGCTACTGATTCGACTAAAAAGAAGACGTTAAAACAGCAAGTTGCTTATAACATTAATATGACTTTACATATCTTGGCAAAGAACCAGGATGATGGACTACAAATAGTAGAACAAATTTTACCATACTTCCAACCAGAATATACGATTACAATAAGACCTGTAGATGGATTTCAGTATAAACAAGATGTTCCAATTGTACTAACAAGTGTTACTATAAATGATGACTATGAAGGTGATTTCCAAACTAGAAGAGTTTTAGCGTACCAATTAGATTTTACAATGAAAATGAAATTCTTTGGTCCTACATCGAACCAAGGTATTATTAAAGAAGTTAATTTTGATTTTAACTCCGATATTGGTGGAGCCAATATATTAGAAAATATGGATTTTACAATAACTCCAGCCAATGCCGATGAGGATGATAACTATACTGTCAATGTAAGTATAACATAGGTACATTATGAATAAATTAGATAAGATGCAGGAGAGCCTGAATAAGAACTTACCTGAGAAAAAAGAAAAATCAACTCAAGTTGTCTTGACTAAAGATCAAAAAGAAGTTAAAGATGATTACGAATATTCTAGAAAAACATACAAAGACCTTATTGATACTGGAGTTAGATCTTTAGACGTTCTTGCCAATCTTGCGGCAGAGTCTGAGCATCCAAGAGCATTTGAGGTATTATCTAAATCCATAAAAGATATCGGTGATGTCACAGATAAACTTATGGCTCTTCAGAAAAATAAACAAGATTTATCTGGAGAAACTCCCAATAAGAAACCAGTTACTAATAATAACTTGTTCGTTGGTAGTACCACTGATCTACAACGACTATTTGCTAAAGCTGATAAAGAAGCTAAGTCAAAGGAAAAGATTATAGATGTCACGCCTAAAGAATGATGAAGGCTATATGGGCAATCCCAATGTTAAACGGGATGGCGTAGAAGCAGAATTTAGCGAAGCAGAGATTAAAGAATACAGAAAATGTATGATGGATCCTGCATATTTCGCTAGAACATATTTAAAAGTTATATCACTAGATGAAGGTTTAGTACCATTCAATCTGTATGACTATCAAGCAAATATGTTTAATCACTTTAATGATAATAGATTCTCTATTGTTTTAGCATGTAGACAATCTGGTAAATCTATTGCTGCTGTTGGTTACTTACTTTGGTATGCATGTTTCCATTCAGAAAAAACTATTGCTATATTAGCTAACAAAGGTGCTACAGCTAGAGAAATGCTAGCTCGTGTAACTCTTATGTTAGAGAACCTACCGTTCTTTTTACAGCCTGGTTGTAAAGCGTTAAATAAAGGTTCAATAGAATTTTCAAACAACTCAAAACTTATTGCTTCAGCAACATCTGGTAGTTCTATTCGTGGTCTATCTATTAACTTATTGTTCTTAGATGAGTTTGCCTTTGTTGAAAACGATGCACAGTTCTATACATCAACGTATCCTGTAGTTTCATCTGGTAAAGATACAAAGGTTATTATCACCTCAACTGCTAATGGTATTGGTAATGTTTATCATAGAATCTGGGAAGGTGCCACTACATACGTAAATGAATACAAAGCGTTTAGAGTTGATTGGTGGGATGTTCCAGGAAGAGACGAAGTTTGGAAAGCACAAACAATTGCTAACACGTCTGAATTACAGTTTGATCAAGAATTTGGTAACAACTTCCATGGTCGTGGTAATACATTAATAGATGCTGGAGATCTTTTAGCGCAAAAATCTCAAAGACCTATGACCTTTAATGAAAATCTATTTATGTATGAGAAGCCAAAAGAGGAACATCACTATGTAATGACAGTTGATGTTGCTAAAGGTCGTGGACAAGATTACAGTACATTTAACATTATAGATACATCAGTAGAACCATTTAAACAAGTTTGTGTATTTAGAGACAATAATATATCACCAATGTTATTGCCAGATGTTGTATATAAATACGCTATGATATACAACGAAGCTTATGTTATCGTTGAATCAAACGATCAAGGTGCTGTAGTTTGTAATGGACTATATTACGATTTAGAATATGAAAATATGTTTGTTGAATCACAAGTAAAAGCTAACTCGATTGGTGCTACTATGACTAGGCGAGTAAAAAGAATTGGTTGTTCGACTTTAAAAGATCTAATTGGACAAAAGAAATTACACATCATTGATGCTGAAACTATATCAGAAATGTGTACATTCGTTGCTCGTGGTAACTCATACGAAGCTCAGGCTCCTAATCATGATGATTTAATGATGAACTTAGTACTTTTTGCTTGGTTTACTTCAACAGATATATTCCAAGGATTAACAAATATCGATATGAAAAACTTATTATATCGTGAGCAGTTAAAAGCTATCCAAGATGATATGTTACCATTTGGTATTATTAGCGACGGTAGTGATCATCACGTACAAGGCGTTGGAGATGGAGAAGGTAATGTTTGGTTTGAAGCCGAATATGATCGAGATCCACTTAATAGACGCTTAGTATAAATAATCTTAGAATCATTATTTATATAAATAATACTGATTGAATATAACCGTATTATGAAAACTTATAAATAAACTCAGTTGAGAGGACAAAACAATGGCATTTCAAGTATCACCAGGCGTCCAAGTCAAAGAGATTGACGCATCGGGCGTAATACCTGCCGTATCAACCAGTATTGGTGGATTCGCAGGCTCTTTTAATTGGGGTCCAGTAGAAGAAGTAAGAACGGTTGGTTCAGAAACAGAATTAGCTTCTATCTTCGGCAAACCAGATTCCAACACATTTAAATATTTTTTAACTGCTGCATCATTCTTAAAGTATGGTAACGCACTTAAAGTAGTACGAGCAAAAAGCGGACACTTAAACGCTGCTGATGGTACTGCGACACTAGTCAAGAACAGAGACCACTTTGAAGCAGGTGGAGTAACTCTTGATGGAACATTCGTAGCTAGATATCCAGGCAAGTTAGGTAACTCACTTAAAGTAGTCATATGTCCTGCAGATGCTACAGCTTGGGCCGCGTTTGATCAAGCTTCAAGCTTTGATGGTATACCGGGTACATCAGATACTGCAACTCTTTATGGTCATACCAAAGACGAATTACACGTTGCTGTTGTCGATACTGATGGCTCATGGTCTGGTACTGCAGGTACTGTTTTGGAAACATTCCAATTCGTATCTCAAGCTTCAGATTCAGTAAAATCAGATGGTCAAAGTAATTACTACAAAGAAGTTATTAACAGAACTTCAAGGTATGTATATTCATCTGGTCATCCAACTGCACTTACTGATTGTGGCGAAGCTCTTGCAACTCAGGCCGTGGCATCAACTGCTTATGTAACTGGAACTGCTGCTATTGTAGCAAGTCTAGCTCTTGGTACTGACGATAATACTCCAACTGATGCAGAAATTGTCGTTGCGCTTGACCTATTAGCGGATGCTGAAACGATTGATGTTAACCTATTGTTTGCATATCCCGATGCTGATGGTTCTAAGATTATCGCTGATAAGCTTATCAGTATCTGTAATACTAGAAAAGACTGTATGGCATTTGTATCTCCTCCAATCGAGGATTCAGTTGGAACCGATACTCCTGCTGCTAATGTAAAAACTTGGGCTGATACTCTTCCTTCAACTTCATATGCTGCTACTGATTCTGGCGCTGTATACGTATACGATAAGTATAATGATGTATACCGTTGGTTAGGAGCTGCTGGTCTTTGTGCTGGTCTTTGTGCCA